CATCACGAGCAATACCCATCTTAGATAGACCTGCGTAATCCTCTTCACTTAACTCACCATTCTCGGCAAAGTTATTAGCATACTGTTGTAGAGCCTCGTTAGATGCCATCTCTGGTGGTAAGTCATTACCGCCTAGCTTATTCTCTAACTCTTTGTACGCTTCAGCCAACTCTTCAGCTGAAGAAAACTTCTCTGGGAGAAATCCAGGACGGTCAGGGTTAGCCTCTTCAGTAGTGGGTGCATTCTGTTGGGTAGGGACACTAAGATCTGTAGGATTCTGTTCAAATCTTTCAGCAGCTTTCTCGGCTTCATGAGCAGCAGACTGCTCTGGACTTAAGGATGGGGCTTCTTCCCCAGGGACGTTTATTCTTTCGGCTTCCATAAATTATGCACTCTCTTGAGCGTCTATTTGTGCTTGAGTATTGTTTACAGAGGTAGCTGATTTCATCGCTTCAGGGCCTAACTTCTGCATCATCTGCATCTGTTGAGCCTGTTGCATTTCCGCTTGAATCTCCTCTTGTGAGCGTATCAAACCATCTGTCTCGATTCCGAGTGCAGAGGCACGACGCTCTAAGTATTCACTAACATTTACATATTGTGATACGACTTGTGGGCCGAGTACTTGACCAATACCTGCGACAAAGCTGTCGAGTTTGTTCAAATCTTGACCACGACCTAAAGCATCTATACCAGTAACCACTACAGGAGTAACTAGACCCTTTGGAAGTTTTGGTAAACGGTTAGCCTTCTCCATTCTGTTCATTAGAATAGATACTAAAGGTAATTGGAACTCTTGAGACAGTACGGAGTAAACTCCTCCTAACTGACGCTCAAGGCTCTGGGTAACTAAGCGAACTTCCTCTGCAGTAACACGTTCTGCTTTACGGATAGATGACTCAGTTAACATGAACGCATAGTTCAAACGCTCTACGATCTGGTTGATAGTCTCCAAAGCTACACGGAAGTCTGCGTGTTTCTGAACCTGGAGAGTGGTTACATCTGCAGCATTGCCTTCAACGATAGCACCGTTAGAGGATTGGGCTAGAGTGCGCTTGCGAGTCGTGCCGTTAGGCGCAACCATAAACAAAACCTTTGCACTTGCGGCAGCACCTTGGACAATAGCTGTTGATAGTCCTTCAAGAGACTCTAAGTCACCTTGATACTGCTCAACAAAACCTCGTGCATAGTCCTCACCATCTACTTTATTAAGACCTAATGCTAAGTAGGGTAGTTTCTCTTTAGGATAAGTTCCGTAAGAACCTTCCAGACGAACACCCTTTATCTCTTGAAATACTTCATAAGTAGTATCATTAATGGAGGAAATGCAAGTATATAGATCTATAGAGTCTTCGTCCGAAAGCTTTCCATCTAAAGCTTCTAAAATATCATCCGACAGATGGGACGGTGATACAGACTCCTTTGTGATTATTTTATCTACATTACCCATAGGGTCACGTTTAACAACGTAACGGTTAAGGTGGAAGACGCGCATACCGCCCTCTTCAGGAACGTGGATGAGGACATTACCTCCCACGATCAGATGCTTCAATGCCTCAAACAATCCAACACGGAAGTTATTAGATTCTACCTCACGCATTATCTCACGCTCGATATCAGCTAAAGCAGAGTCTATCTCTGACTCAACTTGCTCCATACCCTGCACTTCACGCTTCGCCTTGCTATCAAGCAATAGACGGAAGAACGGAGCATTCGCAGGTAGTAGCGTCATTAACAATGCACTACTCAATGAATTCACACCTCGTGCGCCTACAGATTGGTAAGGTGTAGGAAAGCGTGTACTACCACCCACCCCCTCTTCAGGAATAAGTGTAGGCAACGTAAGACGCGACGCATCTCTAGCCCTCTCAAGTACTGGCTGTCTTTCAGACTCGCACTTCAGATAGTAGCTTTCCGCTGATTTCATAATGGTTTAGTAATCTGAGCCTGGTACAGATAGGCTTCTACTTAAAGGTATAGTTAAAGCACTACGACCTTGCCTACGTCTACGTCCACCTTTCTGCCCTGCAGCCGCTTCATTAGAAACTTTATCAGCTAATGGAGTTGGCGGAGCAGGAGGAGGTGGGGGTGTCTCACCCTTAGGTGGCATTTTAGGAGTAGAGAAACACATTAAAAAATAAAGATTCCTAGCACGACTCCGATAAGAAACCAGAAAATTGCTTTAACGTTAGCGGATAAGAAAGATGTAATATAAGATTTAAACATATTTAATTCAGAATAGACTCTGATTGACGGCGTAGTACCTCTGTGAGAAAGGTGACTACGGAACTTGCACCTGCTTTATACCAAACCTCGCGCTCAGTATCTAGTAGGTTTGGGGAAATATTTGGGAATAATTTTTCTAACGCCTCGACCAACTTAGGATCGACGTGTGGTAATTCTTCAGAGGCAAAGTCTTCCATGTTATAACCTTATTATATTTTCAGAGATTAAGCCCTGCTTATCAAAGAAGCAAAGGCGTTGGACTGGTGCGCCACCTTGGGCGAGACACTCTTTAGCAAACTCATTATCTGACTCAGGGCTACCGCTTAGGAAGAAGTATAAGTCATTGTTTAGAACACCAGAAGCATGGGTATGGAAGTGGCCTAAAGATAAATATTTCCAATCTGGTATATTCATCTGCCACCCTTGGGCTTTCTTAAATATACCTGCTAACGGTATAGGAGAGCCACCTCCTATCTGATCGCCATGTACACAGAAGATCCCATGACCTGCAACCTTCTGTATGACATACCAATGAGTAGATATATCCCACTCTATATTCTTAAGACCTGAGACATCGCAAAGAAGTTTAGCTGTCTCGTAACTAACGATATCCCAGTTAGACCTACGCGAATGACCTGTGTGCTTCATACCTGACCTTCCATGATTCCCATGAACGGCAGCTACTTTAATCTTAGGCACAAGCGGTGATAGTTCGGTAACAACGTGGGCTATTAACTCAGGGACGGTGCGTAGTGCTTGTTTCCATAAATCACTATCGATCTCAAACGGTTGACCTGCAAAGATAGCTTCGCCTTCAACCATATCGCCCTGGAGTATTATATGTAGAACCTTAGGCTTCTCAGTCTTTAGGTATCTCTTAACCTCTTCGGTTAATTTATGGATTCTCTTAACAGCAATCTTGGAATTATATGTAGTAGTTACTTTACCTACCTGCCAATCCGAAAGACAGAGCCAAGCTTCTACAGGGTTGGTCTTCAGCTTCACAGCCTTACGGCTAGGCTTTAGAGGCTTGATACCCTTCATCGCCTCTGTGACAGCGGTGTTTAAAAGGTGCGCTGTGGTTTGCTGCTGTTCTATCTTGCGACAAAGTTTTTTAATTTCTCTGCGCAGACGCTTTACTAAACTTACTTCATGATCTATCGACTTCGCCCATAGATCGACATTAAATTCATCCATATTTAAAACTTAGCACTTTCATATTCTTCAGGCATCCGACTGAGTAGCCAGTACCTAAGACCTTCTGAAGTGGTGTACCCTACACCATATTCCCTTTTCAACATTAATAATAATGAGCGTAGCGAAAACATACTCTTGTTCTCAGCGCGTAGACGCAGGGCAGTCCGTATAGCCTGAATAGCTTCGACGTTGTCATCAAGCTTACTCTTACCCTGCTTTTTATTCTGACTTTCTGCCCAATCTTCAACAGAAAATGTGGTATCATCAAAGTTGTCCAAATCGCTCATGACTGAGTATAGCAAATTATGACAGACAGTTTACAAGATTTATTAGCAAAATTACATGAAGCCGTTGGTAACGAATTACTTCAACGTATTATATCAGGTGAAGCTACAAGTGCAGACTTGTCGGTAGCGACAAAGTTTCTAAAAGACAATGGTATAAACATTGACGTAGAAGATAGTCCACCGATCATGAACTTGGTGAAGTCTCTACCGTTTAGCGACAATGAAGAAAGGAAAGCAGAGTAAAGTTGTAGTTCCAGAGGAACTTAAAGACTTTAGAAACTTTGTATTCCTGGTATGGGAACACCTGGGGTTACCTAACCCTACTAAGGTTCAATACGATATTGCAAGCTTCCTACAGTATGGGCCACGCCGTAAAACGATATGTGCTTTCCGTGGAGTAGGTAAGTCATACCTAACTTCTGCCTTTGCGGTATGGAAGTTACTCTTAGACCCTGACATCAATGTCTTGGTAGTATCTGCATCTAAGACAAGATCCGATGACTTCTCTACCTTTACTCAGAGATTGATAGCTGAGATGCCTATTCTAGAGCATTTAAGACCTCGTAAGGGTCAACGTGACTCTAAGATAGCCTTTGATGTTGGCCCTGCATCTGCAGCACAC